GCTAGCGCCGCGGGTTCACACCCGAGACGATCGCAAAAGAGAACATTCTCTTTGCTTTGCGATTGCTAACCCAGTCAACATCTATGACTCACTTATTGTGAAGTCATCTATGTTGACCCACCCAATCCTCGTAAATTGTTTGCGAGGATCTGTGTAGGTGCGGCCAGGCTTTGCATGAATAGCATGAAGAGTATCATCACCACGGATACTCATCACGCCTTCAAACAAAGTCGGCCAATCCGGTTTTCTCTCAACGTCTAAATGACCTTGAGCGACAGTCGGTACACGGATCTGGACCCTCTGAAGGCTTCGATTATATCGAGACTTAAAGAGCGCCAAATTCATGGCCCGAACTGTACTATTCTCTCCTATTTTTCTTACAAAGGCGAGTGGGCATTTACCCACGGCATTTGTGATAGGAAGAGGACCGAATTGCTCCACGAGGAGGGATTCAAGATAAGCCGAGGCTTTCTCGAAACCTCTAGCGTCGCTACGTAATGCATTTGCATACGCAACGTAAGCTAAGAGCGCTTTTGATGACAGTCTCCTCTGCCTCCTTGGTATTTGCCAAGGTTTGCTTATACGGACAGGCGTGACATCCTTTCCTTTGAAAGCGTCACACCCACACGATTCCCGAAAGAATCGACCCGTACAGCATTTTCCTTCAGAAAATCTCAGTTTGAGCTTTTCAAAGGTAGGGCGTACTAAGTCATAATCCTGCTTACGCATGATTATGTCGTCACCATAGACATACACAGGCGGCAACTTATATAAGTCACCGCAATGGCGTATGTTTACGAGAACTCCCACACTAATAGACCAAAATACGAGTGCCTCAACGGGAAAGCAAACTGCTGATCCCATTGGCGCAAACTTATTTAGTTTTATAGTGCGACCGTCTGGCAACATGGTGGACTCAGACCTAGAGGCGTATAATGCTTCAAAAATACGCTTGGGAAAAAGTTTTTCCACTAACCATAAGGAGACCCGGTCGGATGCATCGCTAAGGTCGAGCGTGACAAAGTCACTATCGCCCCTAGAATGCATTAAGGCAAGGTTTCGATTAATTTCTTGGTTGTCAAAATTGACATAACCACAAGCGGGGGATCTCTTCGACGTAATCGCTTTCACGATGGCGCCTTTGAGTCCCTGCTGGATCCACTGTATTTCAAGTGGTTCTTCAGAAATCAATCTAGGGCCCCGTGAGTCCTTTGGAACAGCACAAGCTTTTGCTCGTGCTTCTTCCACGTAGTCATCCATTGCTGGATGATATAGACTCACTTCGTCGCACAGATGATTAAGATTGAGATAGAAGTACTCAGCAAAGCTGTATACTCTATCCAGCTTCCTAAAACAGCGTTTGAAATAAAATTTCTCCCACTGTTTTTCACCTGTTGCAACAGCACCAGGACCGTGTCTTGGAATGATATCCCAAGGATCAAAATCCCTGAGGCATCCCCATAACAAGATACGAGCATTCTCAATCGCTCGCACCATGTCCTGCCCAAAGGTAGGAAATTCTTCAGGCAGAGATGCTAATTCGGCATCGACGTTTATGAACTTGTCGAATACCGCCTTCTCATCTTCTGGAGTGTAACTACCTTCCATCTTGTACAGCAGGTAACCTACCTGCCGTATGGAGCGGACGGCTATGATTTGTCTACATGATTCGGGTGGATAATGGCAACTGCCACTATCCCCCTTATCATAATCCGTATCATAGCGCTTCACCTTACCATCCTCATCGAAGATAAGAACCCACAATGTCCAAAGAAATTTGGGCAAAATGGTTTTCCCATATACCTTACCGGAAAACTCCGGGGGCAATAGGAACTTACTATCTTCAGCTAGAGCTCTATCAAGAGACTTAGCTAATTTAGGTAAAGTCTTCGTCAAGAAGACAGAACCCTCCGATGAGAAACGTCTCTCAAGATAGGAAACGTCCTTCTTGAAAGCGGTCCTACCAAGGCAAAGCTGTTTCGCCACGTCTTCGAGGATAAGAGTGAGAAGCCGAATAAAATCGACCCTCTCAGGCTTTTCAGGGGTTATAGAAAATATAACACCCTCCGAGTCCATACACATGTGTCTCTCCTTTCTGACGTTGTTACCTCGTGGGAAGAAAGTTAAATCTCGCCACGATAGAGCTTCTCAAGCACGTCGATATCCCAATCGTCCGCCTGTCCGGCGTTACGAAGGAATCCCGACATGGTTTGAGCGGCTTTGATAGCCGCCGCTGTACGGCTCGCGCCGTTGCGGGGGATATCAAATACGGTATAGGCAAGCAGGGGCAACAGTGTCCCATAATTGCCATCCCCGTCGTCCGAGACGCTCTCGAACCGCACGAGATGTCGATCGCGCACAGCAGCACCCTTCCCGACAACTTGATGTTGTAGGGCGATAAAGCCCGGATATCCATTGAAGCCGGTGGAGATATCGTACGTCACATTGACGAAACGACCACCATTCGGCGTGGAAATTCGGACAAAGTCGTGGGTAAGCTGTGATGTGGGCTGATCGATGTTAACCGTCAAAGGATCTGCATACATGATGTGGACCCCTCTTAACCAGCATTTGCTGGCAGCGCTCCTCAGCGCATGTTACGTCGTACTACAATAGTACAACTGTTAGGGCTATCCCGTTGATAATCTGGACACCATGAGGTAATCCAGCCTTCAACTCGGGATCGTGGATTGTAGGAAATCCTACAAACCGATAATAAACCTTCTCCTTATACTTAAAGGGAAGGGAAACCTGGGACACTGACCACGGCTGCGCATCGGTATCGCCCTGGATAACAACGTTATCCACGGTGTACTCATCGCTAGAAGTGTACTCTATTTTTATAGAATCCACAAAGCTATGCGTAGTTATGATCAGCGGTACGAGCGATTTGTCATACCGCTCGAGCCAATTGCCGATCTTGACGAACCAGTCAACCACAAACGAAAAAGGGATAATCTCCCAAAAATCGCTGGGGCCAACTCCGAAACCAAATCTATCGAGCTCAAGCATGAGCTCACCTAACCAATCCAAATCTGGAAGGGTATAGGTATAAGACCAGGTTGCGTGATACATGCCTTTTGCCTTCTTGGTGGTGATGAACCTCCCTGTAATCACATCGAAAACAGGGTTAGCAAATCCCCACTCGGAGGGGAACATCCGTGAGTCAAAGACTCCCGGACGTTCTTCAGGCTGCTCAGTTACGTCAAGATCACCAGAGCTCAGGGACCTCGCATAATGGTATTTGAGCAAACGATTCGAATTCTTCTTCAACCTCCGTAAATCTTTACCGAGGTTGTAGAGTCTTCCCATCGTCTTCTCCATATCCCTTATGAAAGGTAGCCAACCATAGACAGTTGACAGCCATCCTTTCGAGGCTGTCTCCGCTATCTTGCGTGTTGAGGGAGAAAGACTCTTGAAAAGTTCTTGCGCCTTACGGGCAAGGCCCTTCAAGAGAGCCTTCATCTCAATTAGCTCGATAAGGAAGACGGGTAGTGAAAATCCGTCATCCCATTTCGGAGACATTTCTCGAATAGCAGATGCCCTGCACTTATCCAATGCATATTGCACGGACGGTGCAGTTAGCGGAAACAAGGTACCCTCTTTCGAGGGATCAGGTAATCCGTTAAGCATCCGCCAACTTGGCGTGAATAGGTCCATCGTAACACGACTTTGGAGGATAAAACCGCCAGAGCCGGGCACGAAGGATCTATCAGACGTGGTACGATGTAAAACAACGTGACCAGAGCCTGTATTCAAGCTTCGTTGGACGTGAACGCACGCGTGCTGTGGTGTCGGCATGCCTTTCCTCAACCGCCGTGGTGGCGAGAGAGAATCGAGCATGTACGACGTCCACACATTACGCGCAGGAGGAAGGACATTTGACGAAGTCAAATGTACCTCGACAGGAGAAAACTGGAAAGATCCAGATACGTCACCATCACCGTCGTAATAAACAATAGAACTATCGTTTATTACATCGACAGTATTTTGTTGACGCTCTTCCTGTATGACCTTCTTTCGTTCACGCATGGCTTATAGCTCCGCTTTTGGTAGTTGCGGCCCCCCAGTGGGG